TCTTTATTATACGCCAGAACCTATAATAGAATTAGATAACGCATTTCTTGAGGCGATAGCGAAGGGGGAGAAATGAAATTCATGTGGTGGAAAGGTCCAAGAATAAAATTTAACTTTAATGGCTACGCAGTAGACTGGCGATGGGCTAACGTCGGCTGGGTTGGTGTTGCGAGTAATACTAAGCGTGAAGCCTTGCTTGCTTGGCTTGGTTTTACTTGGGTAAAATGGCCATGAGCAAAATGGATAATTTTCTTGAGCAACTTATGGACTATCTCTACAGAGCAATCTTAACTTTTATAATTGTGATGGGATTCTCTGGGATTGGCATAGCACTTTGCCTTTGGCTTATGTTAATTTGTGCTGCTGTTAAATTTTTTGCAGTTCATTTGGGGCTAACATGACCCTGCTACTCTCCTGGTTATCATTCAACATCCTAGTAATACTTTGGGCCAGCTTCGGTGCCTACTGCGGAGTTAAGATCGATTAACTAGCACTAAGCCCCGTAGCTAAGAATTACAGACCATGTAAGATCTTCGCATGAAGTCTAAAAATGCAAGAGTTCTTGTGGTGCCAGATCTTCACAGCCCATATATGCACGCCGATACTTGGACGTTCTTAGCTGCGGTTAAAAAGAAATATAAGCCAGATAGGGTCATTTGTTTAGGTGATGAAATAGATGGTCATGCGCTATCATATCATGAATCAGATCCAGACCTAGACTCCGCAGGTCCCGAACTTGAAAAGGCTAAAAACTTACTTAAAAAGATATTCGAAATGTTCCCCTCTGTGGACGTATTAGAGAGCAACCACGGCTCTTTAGTATATCGCAAAGCAAAGACCGCTGGAATACCTAAAGCAGCCCTTAGAGGCTATCGTGAGATGCTAGGAGCCCCGCCTGGATGGCATTGGCATTTCGATCTAACAATCAAAATGAGTAATGGAGCGAGCTGTTACTTTACTCATGGCAAAACTAGCCATCATATGAATCTATCAAAATCTGTATCAATCAGCGCGGCATGCGGCCATTACCACGAAAAATACAGCATAAACTATTGGGCAAACTCTACAGGCTTATATTGGCAGCTCAACTGCGGTTCTCTCATTGACGATAAAGCCATGGCATTTGCCTATAATAAGATGAATCTTCATAGACCAATTATAGGCGTTGCTATGATTATTAATGGCTTGCCTCAGCTTATTCCAATGGTTTTAAACGGGAGGCATCGATGGCTAGGAAAATTATAAACATCTTGGGCCATGATTACAAAGTAACTAAAGTCCCGCAAAAACGTCTAGGCGAAGGCGTTATAGGCTTATGCATCTTTGAATCTAAGCAGATCTTACTTCTTAACTCATTGACTGGTGAACTGCTTTATCGCACGCTTTTACACGAGCTCCGTCATGCCTTTCAATACGAATCAGGCTTTACGCAGCTTCTTCACCCACAGTCTCAGGAGATCGATTGCGAACAGTTTGCGAGCTTTATAGTCAGCCTCAAAAGACAACGAATCGTATGAAGCCACATTATCCAAGACTCCAGCGCGGAGTGAAGCGGCGAAAGCGTAATCATAAGGTTAAATGCTTAAAATGCGAGCAAGTATTCTTGTCTAATAACCTAAAAACTAACAGAATCTGTCAACCATGTAAGAATAATGATGACTGGAAGGATTCAGACATAGACCATAGCGAAATCTAACATGGAGATAGTAAAGCATGAGGATATTGATGGAAAGGATTCCAAAAGATCTTAAAGCCCAATGGGCATTAAATCTTAAAAAGTCTGGCTTTACAGATATTGAAGACCATAACGAAAGATTAAAACAATACGACCGAAGAACTATCTCTTTCGAAAACAGAGATAGAATCCTAACCTTTTTCCTTACCCTAGATAAGCTAATGACCAACTACAAAGATATGCCCGCCTTTGAACGACGGATAATGTCGTTTTACTCAAATGGTATGCGAACTAATGAAATAGTAATCAAACTACGCTTCTCTAGAACCTATGTTCAAAGTGTTCTAAGGCGATACACAGGCCTGGTAATAGCTATACAGCAAATGGAGGGCCGCGAGCTTTTTCCTTAATCTTGAATGCCTAAGAGTCACTGGCATCAAGGGAATATGGCTAAAGACTTTAATATCAGACCAGCAAATCCAAAAGACGTTAACTTTATCTTAGCTACATTTAGCAAATCAATGAAGTCAGACTCAGCTCTAGGCAGAGCCACTAGCAATCGAATCTTCTTCGCTGGCTTCACTCAAGTAATCGATCACATTTTAGGCCAAGCTAATATCTCAATCGCATGTGAACTAAACGATGATAATACCATTCTCGGTTACATTATCTATGAATTACCAGACGTAATCCACTTCATTTATATTAAAGAACTATTTCAAGGCTACGGAATTGCTAAGGAATTGGTTAAAGATGTTTATCCAAACGCTAAGACCTTGAGATTCTCTAACTGCACCAATGATGCAAAGAAAATCAATAAGAAATACCCAGAACTAATCTATGACCCTTTTATTCTTTTTAAGAAAGGCTTAATCAATGGCTAAATCATATATTGGCAGATTCGCAAAGACTGTTGAACTCGGTATCGGTCTACACCTACTAGGCGCTAAGATGAGCCTTAACTCATCGCCTAAAACCGGAACAACACTTGAATGCACAGACGTTGGCGTCGTCGCTATAAGCGGCAAGAACGGACGTGAGATACTCATACCATATGCCAACATCAGAGGCGCTGAGCTCATGCCAGAGGCCCCAGCATTGAAAGCAGTAGTCAAGAAGTAACAAAACTAAAATGGTGAAAAGTAGCTATGGGCGTCAGACATGGTGGAAGAGCAAAAGGAACTAAGAATAAAAAGACCGAAGCAGTCGCTCGCGATCTTTATGCTATCTGCGAAGAGATAGGCCTAGACCCATTCGAAGGTCTAATGCTCATCGCAAGAGATGGTGAAAAAGAAGAGACTCGACTTAATGCAATGAAAGAAGCTTGCAAGTATCTATATTCGCAAAAGCGATCCGTAGACATATCAACAGCCGATGAATCTTTAAAAGTAGTTTTAGAGAACTATGTCGGCGGCGCTAAATGATATTGCCTCACGGCAACTGCTTAGATCAGCTTAAAACTCTTGAGGCTAATTCGATTGATTCGGTTGTCACTGATCCGCCGTATGGTTTGAAGTTCATGGGGAAGAAATGGGACTATGATGTTCCATCGGTTGAAATATGGCGCGAGGTTTTAAGAGTGCTTAAACCAGGTGGACATGTTTTAAGCTTTGGTGGCACTAGAACCTATCACCGCATGGTTGTGAATATTGAAGACTCAGGGTTTGAGATAAGAGATCAAGTTATGTGGATTTACGGTTCAGGATTTCCTAAATCACATAATGGCGAGCATGGTGGTACAGCCCTTAAACCAGCCAATGAACCAATCTGTTTAGCCCGCAAGCCTATCGAGGGAACTGTCGCCAAGAACTTCGAGAAGTATGGTGTTGGTGGGTTGAATATTGATGCGAGTCGGATTGCCGCTGGCATAGATCATGCTAAAAACTGCGCTCGGACATTCCAAAGCGGTATTTGGGCAAAATCTGGCGAAGGAAAGGCTCAGATCACCACTGAAGCAAATCCCCAAGGCCGCTGGCCCGCCAATGTTCTCTTCGATGAAGACGCGGCAGCGGTATTGGATGAGCAGAGTGGCATGTTGAAAAGTGGATCTTTAAAACCATACGTAGCGGTTAATTCAAGCAAGACCTCGATGGCTTATGATGGTCAAAAGACATGGACGGGAGAAGCTAATAAAGGTGGAGCATCCCGATTCTTCTACGTCGCAAAAGCATCTAAGCGAGAGCGCGGCGAAGGCAATAGTCACCCAACCGTCAAACCGATCAAGCTCATGCAATATCTTATCAAGCTCGTCACACCGCAGGATGGCACAGTGCTAGACCCGTTCATGGGTTCGGGTTCGACAGGTGTCGCGGCAAAGAGCTTAGGATTTCAGTTTGTGGGCATTGAGATGAATGAAGAGTATTTGGAGATAGCTAAAGGGCGCATAAGTAATGGAGATTAGATTTGCCTTACAGCCTAAGCAAATAGCATTTCTCAAGGCTGTAGAAGAAACACCAACAACATTCTATGGAGGCGCTCGCGGTGGCGGCAAATCAAAAGGAATCAGAGATATTATGCTCTGGAGACGGTTCCAATATCCGAGAACTCATGGAGGTTTATTTCGACGCACGTATAAAGAGCTCGAAGGAAACCACATCAGACCAATCTTTAAAGAATACCCAATCCTTAGAGAATACTGGAATGAATCAAAAAAGCTTCTCAGTCTTCCAAACGGATCCACTCTCGAATTCTGCCACTGCGAAAATGAACGAGACGTTGATCTCTACCAAGGACGAGAGTTTGAAGACCTTGCAATCGAAGAAGCCGGACAATGGACTGAGCAAATGTTCAGAACTCTCCATGGCTCTAACCGAAGCGCAACGCCTGGCTTCAAGCCTAGAACTCTCCTTACAGGCAATCCAGGCGGTATTGGTCACACCTGGCTCAAAAGAATATTCGTCGAAAGACGATTTAATGAGAGAGAGCGGCCAGAAGATTATGCTTTTATCCAAGCATTGGTCGATGACAATCCAGCCCTTATTGAAAACGATCCAGAATATGTCCACAGACTTAACTCAGAACCAAATGAAGCCCTAAGAAAGGCATATCGCTATGGTGATTGGGATATCTTTGCTGGTCAATATTTTGGCGAGATTAGGCGTGAGATTCATCTCGTTAAGCCTTTCACTATCCCGAAACACTGGACTAGGTTCGGAGCATATGATTTTGGCTTCACTCATCCGGCAGCTTTTGGATGGTTCGCATGTGACGGCGATGGGAACGTCTATCTTTATCGAGAGTGTGTCCAGTCTGGACGTAGAGTTGACCAGTTCGCAAAGCTACTCTCAGAATACGAAGACACATCACTGCTTAATCCGATTGTCGCAGGATGGGATTGCTGGGCTCAAAAGCAAGTCATATCGGAAAAGGCCGCCCCAACAATAGCCGAAGAATTCCAGAATCACGGAATATCATTAACTAGAGCAGCGATTGATAGAATTCAAGGCGCTACCAATCTTAGGAACTATCTAGCTTGGAATGATAAGCCAAATAAGAAACCTAAGTTCTTTATCTTTGATACTTGTTCTTTAACCTATGAAGCGATTGCAAGAATGCAAGTTGATCCGGATAGGCCGGAAGATGTTCTTAAACAAAATGCCAATGATGGCGATCCAATGAGCGGTGACGATTGTTATGACATGGCTAGATATGGACTTATGTCTCGTCCTCTTAGCGCCAATGAGCCTAGGGATATTGTTCCTGCTGGTTCTTCCGCATGGGCCGCTAGAGAAGTTAAACGTATGGAAGACTCGATTAATAAGCAAGCTAAAAAACAAGAAGCAGAAGAAAATCAAGATGATCTAATGATGATGATAGAAATGGAAGATGAACAAGACCGCATTAGATATCATGTACAAAAGAGGCAACGATGAATAAGCAAAAGCTTAAAGATGCTTTAGAATTCGCCAAAGACAATGGTCTAGAATCAATTGAAGTTGATGGGATTAAGTTCTCTGTTCCTAATGCTCAAGAGCCAACACAAGAGAATGATATTACTCAACCAATTACTCCATATGATCACATTAGCGACGAAGAAGTCCTATATTGGTCAACTGGTTATTATGATGAAATGCAATCGATTAAAGAATTACAGCTTGAACAGAAAAAAGAAACTGAGGAACTAAATGGATAAAACAATCTCTAAAAAGACGATGACTCAGTCAGTTGATGGCAAGGTCACTCGTGAGGCACAGGTCGATGGCGATGACCGCGGTCGATACTATTGGTGGAGAGAGACTGATAATGATGATGCTTTAGCTCATCAGATAGCTAGTACAATTAAGTTCATTCAAAAACATCAATCGCAAAGAGTTAATCAATTAACTGTTGCAACGAGGCTTTATGGTAACTCTCAGGCATATAATCAACTTGGTGCTTCTTTTTCTCGCACATCAAATGCCGTTTCGACTCCACAGGCTTCTCGTATTAGTTTTAATTTATGTGCTAGCGTGGTGGATACTATAACAGCACAGATTGCTAAGAATAAGGTTGTCCCTACCTTTATCACCTCTGGTGGTATTTGGGGAATGCAGCGTAAGGCTGAACAATTATCTAAGTTCATCGAAGGTTGTTTCTATGAGCAGGATGTTCATACAAAGAGAGTCTATCAATTCCGCGATGCTGGCATTTGGGGCGATGGAGTTTTATATGTTTATCGAGATGCTGAAGATAGGGCTGCGGTTGAAAGAGCTTATCCTCATGAGTTTTTAATAGATCTAGTCGAAAGCACTGTAAGCAATAAGCCAAGACAATTGCACAGGATTAAAGTTGCCGATCGTGGAATCATCATGGAAGAGTTTGGCGATACACCTGAGAACATTGAGGCTATTGAACGATGCCCGCCTGCTGGTGAATCTGAAGTAGGTTCTAGTCCTTCAGCTGCTGATTTAATTGCAGTAGCTCAGAGCTGGCATTTGCCATCTAGTAAAAAGGCTACCAATGGCCTATGTGTTATCTCTTTGCCTGATATTGGTAAGGTTCTTTATAAAGAAGAGTACAAAAAGAATTATTATCCGTTTGTTGTCTTACCTTATTCCAAGCGTGCGACTGGCTTCTGGGGGCAAGGAGCTTGTGAAAGGCTTCAAAACATCCAGGGCGAGATTAATCGCTCGATGATTCTAGTTCAGAAGTCGATGTGGATGGGCGGCTCATTTAAGATCCTGTCACATATTAGCGATAAGGTACCGACTCAGCATTTTAATAATGAAGTTGGGCCGATTATCAAATGGTCTGGCAATATTCCGCCTCAATACATAGCTCCAAGCTTTATCCAGCCAGAAGTGAGTCAATGGATTGATGGGCTGATAGATAAAGGCTTTAGACAAGAAGGCGTTAGCCAAATGCAAGCGGCTAGCATGAAGCCAATGGGCGTTAACTCAGGCGCAGCACTTAGGACCTATGATCAGATTACTGAAGATAGACAATTATTCATTGCTCAACAATGTGAGAAAGCAGCTTTAGAGATTGCTCGACAGATGATTGAAGTGGTGAAGGATGTTCATAAGGAAAAAGGATCATATAAGGTCACTTATCCTAATACTAACTTCATCGAGTCAATTGATTGGTCTGAGATTGGTTTAAAAGATGATGAATACCAATTAAAAGCTTTCCCAACTTCTGAATTACCAGAAGAGCCAATGGCAAAGCTTGAGACTGTTCAAGAATATATGCAGGCTGGCCTGATTACGCCTAGAGCTGGTCGCAGATTATTAACTATGCCAGACGTTGAGATGGCCGATAAGTTGGCAAATGCTGCTGAGGATTTAATTTGCAAATCAATAGAGGATATTTTATATGACGGTAAGAACGTACGTCCTGATTCGGAATGGGATCTTAATCTCGCGATGGACTATTCGCTCAAATACATGAATTACGCCAAGCTTAATAACTGCCCAGAGGCAAGACTGGCAAAGCTTCGCAGGTTCATGGCCTATATTAATGATGCACTTGGATTAACTCAACCACCACTACCTCCGATGGCAGCGGCTGGCCCTGCAGCTCCAGGAGGCCCGGTGGTACCTATGGCTAATCCAGCACCAACACCAACTAGCAACATGATTCCCAACACAGCGGGGGCCGCATGAAGCCTATTAGAATAGCTAGAAACAAGTTCAGAGATAGAAAACACACACAGCTTTGTTACATGACTTATGTCTTAACCTTTCCTGATGGTGATCAATGGACTAGGCAAGAACCATTCTCGGCTCATGATCTAGGTCATGTTCTAACTAATATGGTTCGTGAACATAAGAGATTAGAAAGCGAGTGGAGACATCGTGCGATGGCTCTTTATAAAGCTGGTGAATGTTGGTGGAAAGATGAGGCGGGTGTTGAGCATTTAATTCTCATCGAAAAAGAAAAGCGCAAAGCTAAAGACCTTCGATGGGGAGTTGATAAGGCGGGCATGGCAACATTCTCAACTGAGACGGGAGTCGGCGTATGAGTAAAGCAGCGGCAATGGCATTGATGACAGGGCTTCCAGCCTCTTCACATGAAGTTAAACCAAGTCTACTCACTCCAGATGTTCCAGCCTCCGGCAACGCAGATAGTCAACCGGAGGCCGCTGCGCCAAAGGAAGAACTTCAATCTAGCCGGTTAGCTATATTGGCTAAAAAAGAAGCAGCTTTAATAAAAGAGCGGGAGGCTTTAAAGAAAGACCGCGAACAATATCTCAAGGATAAAGAAGTTGCCGATGGCTATCTCAAGCGCGGTAAAGAGTTTGACGAGACCTTTAGTAAAGATAAGAAGGCGGCTCTTAAACTTCTTGGTTATACAGATACCGACATTGTTAATTTTATGGCTGAGGCTGATATTAAAGAGCCAACGGCTGAAGACATAGCTCGGCGAGTAGCTAAAGAAGAGGCTCAAACTCTTCGTGATGAGATGGCCAAAGAGAAGGCTGAGAATCAAACAGCTTATAACAATCGTCTAGTCACTGGACTTAAGACTGATATCAAGAACTCGATTAAGGATAATCCTGATAAATATGACTTTTGTACTTTTGAAGGTCCAGAAGCGGAGACAATGGCCTATCAAGTGATAGTTGATGAGCTTAAAGAGACTGGCAAACTATTATCACACACTGATGCGCTAGATATTGTTGAAGAACTATTAGAAGAACAAGACAAAGAGCGCAGGGCTAGGATTAAAAAGCTTCAAGCCGCCAAAACCGATGCTCTTTCTAGTGATAAATCAGCGCCAACATCTTTAAAAGATGCTGAACCATTGAAGTCGAATGCTAAACCAAAGACTCTTACTAATGCTATAGCACCAACAACTGCGGCTAGTGTTGCTCCTAGGTCTGAGACTAGGGATCAAAAGAAGCAGCGGTTAGTTAATGCTCTTTTGGCTATGGGTAAAACATGAGGGCTGCGAGCTTTTTACTTATATGTGAGTGAGTCATTAGACATTATCGGCCATCAGACATGGGCCACGGACAAGCTCGGTAATTATTAAATTAATCTGAGGTAAAACGTGGCTGCTATTACACAATCCAGTGTTTCCGGTATTTTGAAAGAATTATATGATTCACAGAAGGCTCAATGGTTGACCTATAAGGACAATCCGTTTTTGGCCATGATCTCGAAAGAGACTCGTTTCCCGGGTAAGTACTATCCAAATTCGGTAGTATACTCGCTTTCAAGCGGTGGTGCTTCTGCAACATTCGCCAATGCATATGCTAACCAAAGCTCGCCACAGGTTGCAGAGTTTTTGGTTACTCGTACTTCTGATTTCGCTTTGGCAAGTATCGACGGGCAGCTGCTCGCCGCTGCTACTACTGATCCAGGCGCGTTCATCGATGGTTCTGAGTTAATGATCGATGCTGCTTGGCAGACTGCTGTTAACCGTATTGCTTCGGCAATGTTCCGTAACGGCGCTGGTACCATTGGTCAGATTGCTTCTGTAGCTAACGTATCTGGTACGAATTACCTTGTTACTCTTGCTAATCCAGACGACACAGTTCAATTCGAAGTTAACCAAGTTCTTGTCGCTGTTCAAAACATCGATGGCTCTGGTTCAGCTCCTACAGATACTGCTGTTATCTCTGCAGTTCAGCGTAATGCTGGTACGTTTAACGTAACAAGCGCTACGAACATTGCTTCGGATTGGCCAGCTACTTATTACTTGGCAGTACAAGGCGATCTACCCACCACTTCAAACAACAACTTCCAGCCAGCTGGTAGCACAACTACCAACAGCTTGTTGAAACTTGCTGGATTGCAGGCTTGGTTACCGATTACTGCTCCAGGTTCAGGAGATACATTCTTTGGTGTTAATCGCTCTTTAGATGTTCAACGCTTAAGTGGCGTTAACTCTAACCAAACTGGCGTTAGCATCGAAGAAGGTCTTTTGTTCGGTACTGGTCAAATCGCTATGCAGGGCGGTCGAGTTGATACGGGCGTATGTTCGTATGCTACTTACACAAGCCTTATCACTTCACTTGGCAGCAAGGTTGTCTATGTTGACGAAAAAGTGGGCGAGATTGGCTTCCGTGGTGTTCAAGTTAATGGTGCCAATACTGTAATGAGCATCTTTCCAGATCGTTCATGCCCAGATGGTTGGGTCTTTGCTCTTGAGATGGAAGATTGGGTTCTTCGCTCGCAGAATGAAGCTCCGCACATCCTTAAGTACATGGATGAAATCGAAATATTACGTGTTCCTGGTGTAGATAGTGCTGAGTTGCGAGTTGGATCGTACCTCAACATGTATCCAAAACATCCAGGCCATCATGGCGCGATTCAGGTTCAATTATCTGAGTTCTAAGTTTTAGTTAGATAAACAAGTTCAGGGGCTCTTGTAAAAAAGCCCCTCTTATATACGGCTGGGGAGCCATGCAATAAGTAAAACTCTAACCTTAGGAGATTTATGAAAGAATGTGGACGCTGTAAGCAAATTAAATCCTTTGATTGCTTTTATAAAGCAGGAGGAAGAAACAAGGCTTATACGTCAAGGGCTGGATATGCGTCTGTGTGCAAAGAATGTAGATTGATTGAACGCAAGGAAGATTATCGACTTAATCCTGAAAAATATAAGAAGTCAGATAGAGCCTTTAATCTTAGGCAATCTTATGGATTATCTTTGAAAGACTGGGACGATATGTTTTTAAATCAAAAAGGATGTTGTGCGATATGTAACGCTCATCAATCCGATTTAAAAAGTGTTCTTTGTGTTGATCATGATCATAGCACTGGCAAAATAAGACAGCTTTTATGTGTTCCTTGTAATCTTACTCTTGGATATATGAAGGATAATGTTGAAAGACTTTATTCAGCTATTGATTATTTGAATAAACATAACAATGGGTTGGCAGAAAAAACCAACATAGCGAGCATTTTGCCGCTAAGGAAAGAAGGATAAATCTATTGCTAATCGACGCTTCACACAGTTTTTTAATACTTTACATACTAAACCAGTTTTGATTGATTGCAACTTTGTAGTTGATTCAACCAATGGTAATGGTCTTGGTATTCGTAATCTTAAGGGTCCTGGTGTTTCTAACGTATATATGAAGACATCGGCAACAAAAGCCGTTGGCTCGCCCGGTGGAACTACTGGCCCAGCCGCTGGTCTTATTTATATTCAATTAAGCGATTGTTATAATCGTTATTTTGGTGGCTTTTCTGGCTTTTCAAGCCCAG